ATCAAAATCGGGAAGGAAACGGAGAACGGCGCGATTAAGGCCATGCGAGAGCTGATGAGGCAGGGCCTCACCGCAGAGGGAGGAAGCAAGCAGGTGCAGGCACTGAAGGAGATTCTAAATGCATCTAAACTCCTCCAAAAAAGTCAACAACAGCAGCGACAGGTCGTTTTGACGTTTGTTTCGCCCATTGAGTATGAGGAAGGTGATCAGGATGGCTCAGACCAGTAAATTTAAGATCATTGAAGACAAAACAGATGAATGTTGGGACTTGATTGAGGTAGATGGCATCAAGTCGGATGAAGGGAACGAAGATGCGGTCGTTGCCAAAATTTATGACCCAAAAACTTTTATGGATTTTATCAATATGATGCGGTTATGAGCTACGCGATTGGAGGGGGTCCTTCCCAATGAAGATCTTCAGCGAAGAAATGATCCAGTGTGCAGAGGAACGTGCGTTTTTCAAGAGGCTCGTCGAGAAATTGGCGGATCTGGAGCATGAGCAATGGATGCACTGGAGCAAAGCTGTGGCCGNTGANGTCTCTCNAGAGCGTCGGAAACGNTGGGAGAAGTATTGGATTCCCTATAAAGAGCTACCAGAGGACGTAAAAGAAGCGGATCGTGAATGGGCAAGACGGGTTTTGGAGGTTATCTCCAATGAATTACGTGATTTCNAACGTTATTGACCGTATCAAAAAGCAGCAGGAGAAAGGTCTTAAAAAGTATGGCACTCCTGTGAACCCAGATCATTACACCCTTCATGGATGGATCGAGCATCAGGCGCAGGAAATGTCTGATGCTCTGGTCTATCTGGAGTGCCAGAAACAGCTTATTGAGAACGTTTTGAGGGATCTTTACACCGCAGTTAAGTCGATGGAGGAGTCTAGGCAGTACAATTACGAGCTTGGAAACGCCTATTACCATATTTCTAGGGCAATTCAAAGGTTGGGTGGTAGCCTTGACGACGTTGAAAACGACGAAAAAACCGGGTCCTAGGACCTTTTTGGAGTCTCTTTCTGACGAAACTGGTGAGCGTCAGCAATGGTTTGTGGGAAAAACCTGTCCGCGATGCAAAATTGGCCGCTGGAGAGTGCCGGATTCTGGTCAATGGAGCTATGTAATTTGCTCTGAATGCGAAACAATCCAGCTCATGTACATTCCCATGCCCCACCAAGAGGCTTTCCACCGCTGTGGAAGCCGTTTTAAGGCGTATTTTGGGGGCTATGGTAGCGGAAAAACGCGTACTGGGGCGGAGGAAATCACCCGTCACATCCTTTCCACGCCCAGAGGAAAGACCTTGATTGGTGCTCAGACGATCCCTCAGCTCGATCAGACGGCGAAAGATATGTTTCTAAAGATTTTTCCTGATGATATGATTGAGGACTATAACAAAACCAAGGATATTTTGATCGTAAAAAACGGTCATATCGTGCTTTTCCGGCCTCTTGACGACGAAGGAAAGATCCGATCCCTCAATTTAACGGCCTGGTGGATTGAAGAGGCTTCAGAAGTGGATTTTGAGATCTTTGTCCAACTTAAATCGCGTCTTCGGAATACTGTAGCGAAGCACCGGGTGGGAATTTTGACCTCGAACCCGGATTTAGGCTGGATTCGGACTGAATTTTTGCTCCGATCTAAGCGGATTGTGAACTCCGAAGTGCCTTATCACCAGGAACCGGAGGAGATCCACCCGGCCTACGCGTCTTTTATCGCCCCGACGCGGCTCAATTACCACCTGCCGGATGACTACATTGAGAATGTAGCGCATGGGAAGCCAGAATGGTGGAAAAAGCGGTATTTGGAGGGGTCCTTTGAGCATACAGAAGGGGCTGTGTATCCCAAATTTGCTGAGGCCATTATTGAACCTGTGGAGATCCCGAAACATTGGCCCCGGTATTTTGCTGCGGACTTTGGGCTTCGTGATCCCACTGCGGGATTGTTGGCAGCTGTAGACCCCCGGACGGGGAATGTGCACTTGTATCGGGAGCATTATGAGGCTCAAAGATCAGTNGGATACCATGCTTCCCGGTTTAAGGAGATGCTTTCGGATGTCCCTCAAGGCCGTCTGATCAAGATGGTTGGCGATCCGAAAGGGGCTAGTAGAAGCGAAAAAGATATGCGCTCACTGTTTGAAAACTATGCAGAGCACGGGATCTATTTTGAGCCTGCGTCCAACAAGATTCTGGATGGGATCTTCAAGGTTTACAACTACTTTGAAATGGGCCGGATTAAAGTTCATGCAAATTGCCGGAACTTGATCCGGGAAGGCATCAACTACAAATACAAGCCGCAGGAGCTGGATGCTTCCAAGAATGCGGATGAAAAACCCATAGATAAAGACAACCACTTGATGGATTGCATGCGATACATCTTTGCGGAGCTTCCGGACAATCCGGATGATTTGGTCAATCCCAGTATCTCTGTTTACGACTACTGGCAAAATCAACATCCTAAACAGGATTATTTACCTCATGCTCTTCGGGATGACAGGCCAAATTATCAGGAAGACTGGTTAGCTTATTACTAGGAGGGATCTCAAGATGACTCGTGAAGAAAAAGAGAAAATGGCATTGTATCTAGATGATCTGATGAGGTTGATGCCTAAGCTCAATGAGATGGATAAAAAGCTTGCCTCAGCAGCGGTGAAGTCCATTTTGAAATACGGACAATTATATAAGGAGTTGGCGAAAAAATGATGAAAGACGGTCAAAAAGGGTTCTTTGGAACACTGTTGGACTTAATCATTGGCTGTGTGGCAGCAGCAGGGCTTGCTTTTATTGCTTTTAAAATGTTGTATGGTTAGTTACTAACTAACTAGGAGGTGATAATGATGCTCTATGCGATTGCAGGTGCCGTTGTTGGGGCGGCCATTTTCGCTGGAGGATTTTGGTTTGGAAGACGGTCTGTTCCCCAACCTCAGCCGGTTGAAGAGGAGAAACCCCAATATAACAAGTCTTACGGTCATCCCGCGATTATGCGGTTTTATGAAGAGTTCAGCATGAAAGACAATCCATTTTTCTTCTAAGGGGTTACAGAAATGAAGATCGTTGATTTTGATGATCAAAAGAAACGGCGTGAAGGAAAGACCACTGTTAAGGCATTAGTTGAGGATCTTCAAGAGTGGGTCGATTCTGGGGAAATCAGCGGAGTGTGCTACGTGGTTATGACGAAGGACGACAGAATTTACACGGGATGGAGCGATAGTGATATAGATTCTGTTCAGGCCGTTGGGATGCTCCAAGTCGGGATTTCCCTCATTACAGACGCAATGAAGATGTAGGAGGTGTAGTAGGTGTACGGCAGCAGCGACATGAAGAAGCCGACGGGATCTGTGGAATCCCAGAAAAAGCGCGTAGCTGAGATTATGCGACGGTTTCATGAGGCCCGTCGGCAAAAGGATCACCTGCTCCATAAGTGGAGAGAGCTGGATCAATTTTACCGGGGAGAGCAATACAACGATGTGAAATTGCCTCCCTGGATTCCCAAGCCGGTGACAAACTACATTCATTTGGTGGTGACGACCAAACGGGCAGCTTTGGCGGTTGAAAACCCNTCCGCGCTTTTCCGCGCCGTATCGCCGCTTGAGGTGGATAAGGTGCGGGAGATGCAAGACATATTTGATTGGGTATGGAAGAAAATCGGAGCGAAAAGGGTGGTACGACAGTGCATTGAGACTTCTAAACTGTTGGGGACCGCCATTGCGCATGTGTACTGGGATGAACATACGGGGGTCTTAGGAGGAGAAGATGCCTATTACGAAGGGGAGATTCGTATTTGTGAGATCGACCCTGCGAACTTCTTCCCGGACCCGACCGCTTACCGCTTGCAGGATTGCCAATACATACACGTTGTGGAAAAGAAACCTCGGAAATGGGTAGAAAGTGTCTTTAAAGTGAAGTTGGATGAGAGAGGCGGAGATACCGGGAACGATCCGTACATTGAGCCCTATGACAGGGAACGTCAGTATAACACAGTTACGGATGATGGTCTGGTGGAGCTACATGCTCATTACGAGCGTTACTGGTACGAAGAGCCGATAATGGAAAAGATAGAGGAAACCGTAGAAGTTCCCAAATTGGAGCCCAATCCGGAAACGGGAGAAATGGTTCCGGTTCAGGAAGTGGATATGGAAACGGGAATGGATATGCCNACTCCCACCGAAGAGGTGGTTATAGGTTATAGAGAAAGACCAAAGATTGGTCCGGACGGGGAGCCCGAAGTTGTCGGTGGGTGGCGGTATAAGGTCACTTACGTCTGCAACGGAAAGATTTTAGGCACCATTGATCCGCTGGAGCCCAACATGTATCCCTTTGCAATTCTTTATGATTTTCCGCAGCGTCAATCGTTCTGGGGTAAATCCCATGCGGAGCTGATTTTGGAGAATCAGAAGCTGGTGAACAAGGTTGAAGGGGTCACCGCCATGATCGGCGTGCTCCTGCAAAACCCGCAGCGGGTAATGAGTCGAAATGCCGGGATTGATCCCAGTGAGCTTCAGCGGTACTCCAACGCTCCTGGTCATGTGTGGATTGTCAATACGGATGCAGACAAGGCGATCAGGAACGTTGATCCTCCTCAAGTTCCGCCTGCATTGCTTCAGCTTGCGGAGGCAGCGAAGGCCAATATTCGTGAAATCACTGGTATGAATGAAGCATATCTTGGGGAATCAGTCGGTTCGTTGCAAACGTCGCAAGGGGTCAACAGCTTGATCGAGCGGGCCACGCTCCGGGACCGCGACCAGATGGAGGATCTGGCCGAATTCCTAGAGCAGCTCATCAAGCTGATTATGGCGTTTGTGACGACGAAATATACGGAAGAACGTTACATGCACGTCATTCGTGATCCCCACAACCCGGATCAATACGAGCTTCAGCCGTTCACCGGTGTGAATTACCGCGACATCGAATACGTCGTCGAGGTTAATGTCACGGCACGTGCTCCGATCTCGATGGTACGACGGGCAGCCGAGGCCAAAGATCTCCTTCAGATCAGCGGCCAATACAAGGATGCCTTCGGGGTGGACATCATTACACCCGAAGAGTACATCGAGCAGTCGGATATGGTGGATAAGCGGAAGATCATCAACCGGATCAAACAAGACCGGGTTGAGAAGGACCTTGATAAGCTGCAACAAGTCCTGACAATGGCTCTGGAAGCTCANATGAACGGTGTNCCCCAAGAGACCGTCTTCCAGATGGCTCAAAACATGTTGTTCCAGATCCATTCAGGTCAGTTGAACGCTCAACCCTACGCAATGAATGAAATGGGTACAACGCCAGAAGGACAGGGAATTGGCTCGGCAGCCGATAACACCTCTGAAGCTCAGATGCACCAGGCAGAAATTCCTATGGGAGAAGAGAGTTGACAAAAATTCCTTCCATCTTTACAATGAAAGTAGTATAATAGTCATTTATTAACTAAGTAACGCGGGAGTCGCGCCCCGCTTTTACACAAGCAGAGGTGGTTACTTAGTTATTAACTAATCACGGCCCTGGTTGACCCGGCCAGGGCTGTATTCCGGATGGGGATAACCGGAGAGGAGGAAAAACATGTCCATTTGGCAAGAAGTCTT